CCCCCGACCGTCGGATTAGAAATCCGATGCTCTATCCTGCTGAGCTATGGTCAGATTAAAACTTTTAAGATAAAATTATATTAACAGCTTGATCTATAGTTATAAATTTATCGGATGTCATTAATGGATATTTTTTTTTAATATTATCAGTCCCTACATAACCAAACCATTTATATTTTATTTTTAGTTTATCAGTTTGTAACTTTGATGACATTTCTTTTAAAATTAATTTTTGTGCCTGATATTCTAATAGATAATATTTTTCTTCTGGTAGTATTACTTCAGCAATTTTACTACCGACATTAATAATGGTTTTATCTGTAAAGTTCCATGCTTTAAATAAATCAATTAAAAGATATGTTTGTCCGAAATTTTCGCATGCATTATTAATGAATACATCACAATCCATTGACTGTTTAATAATGTTTTCTCTATCTTTTTTATTGTTTATATCGTATCCTGTAGACTTAGAAAATCCTATAACATTAGGCCACAATCTATCATAGATTCCTTTACCAATTCCTTGTGTATGACCTGTAATAGCATATTTCATAAATTATTGGTGCCCGAGACCGGACTCGAACCGGTACGCATTGTTGAGTGCGGCGGATTTTAAGTCCGCTGGGTCTACCTATTCCCCCACTCGGGCTAAAACTTGTTTACTATTTAGCGATTATATCTTCTTAATAAGTTTCTGTCAAATTTACTACATAAAAAAAATTTGGTGGGCCCCCTGGGAGTCGAACCCAGTACCTACCGATTATGAGTCGGTTGCTCTAACCACCGTGAGCTAGAGGCCCTAAAATCTTGGTGCTCCCGGCCGGAGTCGAACCGACATTGGCCAATTATCTGTTGCACACGGGATATAAATCCGCTGTTTTACCATTAAACTACAGGAGCATTTACAACATCATCTATTCTACTATCATTTGTATTATTTGTCAAATTTAAAAAATAACCATTAAGCCAATTGTAATCATTGATTAAATTTAACTTAGACATGTCATTATCATATAATTGCACAAATCCTAATGCATCACAATACCCTTTATATGCCCACTCTGCATTAGCCTCATGACTAATTTTTGATCGTTTCCACTTATCTAAGTACATATTTATATTTTCACTGTGCCGTTTTTCCCTTAGAATACAACTTAATAACTTTACACAATGGCGAAAACTTGTTTTCCAAGCATCAAAAGGACTAGCATTGTATTGACTAATACTGAAACATTCTTTACTAATCATTTTTGTTTTGGTAGCAAAAAGACTAAAATCACCATAGTTCATTTCCGTATTAATAATACTGCCTTTCTTCCAAAGTTTAACACTACCTAAACTACTAGATTCCTCAGGAAATAATGCATCATAACTATGAAACAAAATTAAATCAGCAGTGATTTCATGATTAAATATTAATGGTTTTAATAAAAAGTTGTCACCGTCAACAGTGAAAAAATATTCTGTATCACTGTATTGGTTACATATTAAATGTGCATTATTGATACCCGAGATACCATGAATTCTTTTAGCATCCGAATGAAACGATAATAATTGCTGCCAATTGGTTTCTAAATTACTTTCTCTATAACTTATAAAAAATATATCATACATGACAACTCTATTTAACGAACTATGTAAAGTAGCAGATAGTTTTCCTAATAAACCGGCACTTAATAATCTAACATTCAGTCAACTTATTAGGTTAATAAACAACTCTCAATATGTACCAATTAGTAATAAAACAAATTATCTTATATTAATTGATATATTTAAAGCTAGTCAGGTTAACAAACCAATAATTATACCTCCATTGAAAGGCAACTACGATATTCCATTACTAACCAATAATTTTTCTTTATTTCTTTATAGTAGCGGCAGTTCAGGAAATAGAAAACATCTACAGTTAAATGAAGAAATGATCTTAGCTAATGCAGAAAATAGTATAAAAGTTAATAAACTGAATGAAGAAAGTAGAATTTTTACTATTTGTACATTAAATCATACTGGAGGATTAAATGCACAAACTATCCCAGCTTTATTATGTGGAGCTTATGTCTACATAGATGAATCTGGTTTATTTCAATTTGAAAAAACTATTAAAAATAATCAGTTTACTCATACACATATAACTCCAAAACTTAGTAATACATTACAAAAAATGAAATTTAATAATTTAGCATTAGAAGTTATTATGTGCGGCAGTGACTGTGTTTTTAAAACCACTGTGGAGTTTTGGTTACAGCATACAAATAATTTTATAATTAATTACGGACTTACTGAAGCAGGGCCTATTATTATTAATCATACTTTTACTAAAAATAGCAATTTAGATGTATTCAATCTAGGTGTATTATTGGGAACGCAAAGTCATTGTCAGACTAAAATAATCGATGGAGAATTATTTCTTAAAGGGAAATGTATTATTAATCAGGATTGGCTTGCTACAGGCGATTGCGTAGAACTTAATGAAAATTGGTTTGTATATAAAGGAAGAAAAAGTGCAGGTTGTAAAATTATCCCAAAATCATATTAATTTACTTGAAAAATTCTGTCAGACTTGCAAAGAAATAGGATTTCAAAATAATTCTTCCTTGACAAATTTAAAATGGGGCGATAGATATGATTTACACAATGTGCCCGATTATTGGGCAGTAATATTAGATAACAAAATAGTTAGCTTATCGGGCTGTCATAGTTATAACGAAAGTTTTACTAAATTAAGGGTTTTATTTCGAAGTGCCACATTGCCAGAATACTCGAACATAATTAAAGGTATAAGCAAAAATCATATGAATAGTATACCATTTAGTATACTATTACCATTACAGATAAACTTTGGATTAGAAAATTCATTTAATGAATTTATAATTACAACTACACCTGACCAAGATAATAGTGGTCATATGTTTAGAACTAACAGAGTTCTACATCATTTAGCTAAATTAAATATTGTTACATTTATGTCAGAAAGTAATTACTATTATACAAAACAATTATTATGGAGAGTAAATTTAGAACAATATTTTAAAGCCTTAAGTAACTTTTACAAAGTAAACACAACTATCGCAGATTTAAACAATAAGTTATAAAAAATGAACCAATTTGATTTCAAAGTTAATACTAAAGATATAGCATCATGGTTTAATGCATTGAGGTTAATAAAAGATGATAAAGCTTTAAGAAAAACGTTAGATGCGTTTTATTACGGTCAACTAGTAAGTAAAAGCTGGATATGTTCTGAGTTAGAAAACTATATAGATAAGAATACTTCTATTTACATTTTTGGTGGTTGGATAGGCATTTTAGCTAATCTTTTAATGCAACAATATCCTTATGTACAAAAAGTCTATAATGTTGATATTGACCCTTGTTGTAAAATATTATCAGATACGGTTAACCATTTTCATATATCTAAATTTGTGTCAGAAACTTATAATATGATCAACTATATTATTCCTAATAGTTCTGACAATAAAATAATTATTAATACAATAACAGAGCACTTAAATCAAAACGATTACGATGTTTGGTTAAATAATTTACCGGTAGGTTCTATTGTACTAATACAAGGAAATAATTTATATGATATGGAAGATCATGTAAGATGTAGTAGTTCACTAAGTGAATTTATGTTACAAAATCGTGTTAGAAATGAATTATACAAAGGTGAGGTAGAGTTTCAAAATTATAAAAGGTTTATGACAATATGGAGAACGTAAATTACATCACCCCAACTGGGATTTTTCACAATCATGAAACTATAGTTAAAGATTGTGAAACTATCATCCAGACAGCTAGCTGGGCAGATAAAAACCAAATTCTTTTAAATAGCAGACAAAATGATAAAAATCCATGGCATGATGGAGTAGGTGCAGTTACAAATAGATTAACAGGTGAAAGGCTTATTTTTGAACAAGACTTTAAAATATGGAATACAATTCCAGAATATATATTAAAAAGTCTATTAGATCTAAAAGACAAGACTAAAATAAATTTTGGCAGAATACGAATAATGAGACTAGAACCTCATCGAGGACTAAGTGTACACAAAGATCTTGAAACAAGATATCACTATGTTTTACAAACCAATAAAAAGTGTTATTTCGGTTTTAGTCAATTCGATGACACTACTAAACCAGCAGCAACTTGTTGGCATATACCACAGGATGGTCAATGGTATCATGTGGATACAACTAAACTTCATTTTGTCTATAATGGAGGAGAAACAGACAGAATTCATATAGTAGTATGTGCCCTGAGATAACATTATTTGATGTAAAACGATTTAGTAATCTAATATCATTGGATTTATTAAATCAACTTAAAGAAGATTTTTATAAAAATTGCACAAATACATGGCCAGGTAGACGATTTTACAGTGATTTAACAATTGCACAAAATTTACTTCAACCCATTCTTCAAGAATTATTACCCGGAGATTGGATAGTCGATGGTGGCAATTATTTTGAAACAGATCGACCATATCGATTACATTGTGATTCAGGAAAGCATAGTCCAAAACATCTTTATTACAATATTGTTATACCTATAGAGTTTTGGGCAGATCAGTATAATGAAGAATTAAACAAATTAATAATTACAGATCAAAAATGGTATGGTGATGCTGCATTCTTTGTAAAAGGTGATATAAGTAAAAATGAATATAATATCTGCATTACAGACTATGATGAAGTCGAAAACTTACAACTCGGGTTTGATAAAGAGTTGATTGCACATTGCGATCATTTAAATCAACAAAATTTAGAAGGTTTTAGTGTAAAAAGTATTGTAAGTTGGAACCCAGGTGACATTATATTGTTTAAGAGAAATTTTATTCATGTTACTAGTAATTGGAAAAGAGCCGGTGTACATAAAAAATTAGGTTTAAGTTTGTTTACAAGTTACAATATTCCAGGGTCGATTTGATTTAGCTTTTTAAAAGCCCAAACTCGTTCAATGCAATTATAACATTTACCGCATCTACCTTTATCCCAAACACAACAACTATGACTATATTTTAATAGTTCTTCTATTTGTAATTTATAATATAGTTCCAGGGTGTGCTCTTTTGTTAAATCAAAGAATGGGCAGATTGTTTTATCAGGATAAAACATTCTTTGTGGCCTCCATGGATATTCTATAGATTCAATATTTTCTAATTCTTTTGCTACCTGTTGACTGGCATAGTAGATATAATCTACCTCTGGAAATTTATTTAATATCTCTCGATGACCACTTCTAGTTTGTTGACTATGATGCAGTCCGATAGGATTGCCTATTTGAATAGGTTGAGGTAATTTTGTTTCAGCTAATCTATTCACACAATTGACTATTTCGGGACTATAGTTTATTGCACCATCTGCTCTAGGTACAGTAAAAGTAAGTATTTTTACGTTGCTATTTTTTGCTTCTTGAGCTAACATATATAGCAAGACAGCACTGTCTGCTCCTCCAGAGACTAATACTGCTATTTGTTTTGTGTGAATCGGTATAAAAACATTTACTAAAATACCCGGATTGCCGACTATTACTTGCATATTAGTGTGTATGTTCCAGACTGCTTATTACTCTTTGAACATTTTTAGCATTCATAGGAATATTCATTATAAGATGAATACTATCTTGCACCCAACTAATTGTTCTATGAGTTCGTCTTGTGTTCACATAGTATAATCGACCTTCTTCAATGATAAGTTTTTCATGATCCATTAACCAATCATATTGATAGGGAGCACAATTTTTAACAAACACCACTAGACGAAAAGTTTCTCTAGGCATTGCAGGATGATCTCTGTGTGGCATAAAGTAACCGCCTATACCACAATTAACAAAGAAACATCTTGCTAGTTCAGGAAATCTTTCAAATATTGGTTTTAAACTTTTACAACTATGATATACATCAGTTGGGCTATTGAACTCGCATTCCGAAACACGTCTATTTGCTTCCACTCCGGCTTCTGCTAAACTAGGACTATCCTGCCATGTTTTTCCAGGTAAGGATGTTAAAACTAATCCTTTACGATTATTATGTCTATCTGTTCTTGGCAAATATTCGGGCCATTGGCCGTCATAGGGTTTTAGTTCCTCTAATAATTGATAGCAGTTAATCTTAATATTAAGGGGAATAAAATCTCCCAATAAACTTAGACTAAGTTCGTTTGTAATGTCAAATTGAGATAATTTATCCGGATAGTAGTTAGCAGGTTGACCGCTTTGATTAGGAGGAACTAATGTCATAATTTATTTTTTATATTATTTAAACTTAGGTCCAAGAACCCAAAAAACTAAACTACGTCTTGTTCCTTTGGTAACAGGAGAAACTTTATGCCAAAAGAAACTAGGAAAAGCTATTAGTCTATTTCTTTTCTGTACAATTTCTATCGGTTCATTAAAATTTTTAGATAAAATTTCAAAATCGCCACCTTCATATTCATCTTGATCTGACAGAATGAAACTGATACTTAATTTTCTTGTTAATTTGTTATCTTCTAAAATACCATCAACCAATGTATCTATGTGCCAATCATAATGACTTAAATTGTCTTTATAAACAGTATATTGCATATACTCAAATCCGGTTAAATCGAATCGATAGGTATTAGTGTTTATTTTGTTTACTGCTTGATAAAATTTATCGAATACCCATTTATTTTGATCGTTGATACTTAAAAAATCTATTTCACTTTTTCTTACGTTATCCTTGATGTTTCCATTACCCAATGGTGCATCCCTTAACTCCATTAAGTTCAAATTGTGTTCAATTATAGATAATTCATCATTTGTGAATATATCATCCAGTGTTACACAAGTATTGAGTACGTATGATGTATTTTCTAAATTATAGGTTAAACCAGGAGTCATGTCTTTATCCACTAATAATATGTTAATTTATTCGATTGTGCATTGCAACATAAATATTTGTCTAAGGGGAAAAATAAAACATGAACTTTTTGGCTAAATTACTACATTATTTTAATTTAAATTACAAATCGATATTAGAAAACTATATCGAAAGTCGAAATCCTACTAGTACAGCAGAAATCGATTTTTACACAAGAGAATTTGAAAGAAAGCATTTTGCTAGTTGGAATTATTGAATACTAATATCTTCCATACCTGCAGTACGCAATCTAGTAATATGACCCATCATGAAGTTTTTACTTTCTAAACCCTTCATTAATCCCAGCCATTTATTACGAAGCAATGCAACTTCATTAATTATAGTTTCATAATCGATTACTTCTTCTTCGCCATCAACATATTTTTCTGCATCGCGACTAGTTAATGCTCTAGCATAATTTTCTAAATATTTTTGAAAATGTTTACGACGAATTTTTCTTAGTTGTAAGTTTAAATAATTTAGTACAGCTTCAACTTCCTGAAGTTGATTAAATCTAAATTCAGTAATTCCAGGTAATGCGGCTACATTCTTTTCTAAATTACCTTTAATACCACATTCATATCTTGCTTGATCCAATTCCATTTCATAATATGCAATAAATTCAGGAATACAAGAAAGATCCTGTACTATTTTACTATACCACATTATTCGTCGTAGTCTTCGTCTGAATCGTCAATACCAGTTCCGCAATACTCATCAAAACTGCGTTTACAATAACCATCAATTGATCCAAATTCTTTAAGTTCTTCATCACTTAAAAAGTCAACCAATGTGCTCATTAATGTATCTGCTGCTTCTTGCCTATCTTTACTTACAATATATTGTTTTAAAATTGAATATACTTCAGATAAAACTTCGATATCAATTGCCATTTTTATTCCTCACTGATAGTAGCAACGGTAGCTGATTTTTTATGGGGATTATCCATAACATCTTGCATTACTTTGTCCAAGCATTGGTTTTCATTTTTTTCCCAATCCTTTCTAAAAAATTTAATTTCAGTACCATCTGCTAGGTTATATTTAAGCCTATTGCCATCTTTCACTAGATAACCTTTACCCTCAAATAAATCTACAAGACCACTATAAGGATTCATTCCTGTCTCGTAGGGAATCTTAACCTGTACAGCTTCAAAAGGTTTAGCATAACGAGTTTTCATAATCTTGCAGGCTGCACGAATACCTTTGACTTCGCTGACTTTGTTGCCGTCCTCATCCTCTTTGAGTTTAAGTTTACGCATAGCGACAACGATTGAGCTTGCATAGATAAAGCCCTGACCACCTGAAATTTTATCGTCAGGATCAAACATATCCTGTGATGCGTAGGTGTGGTTAGTTGCAACGAGCCCAATATTCAAATCACCAAACATATTAACACAATTACGAACCAATGCGGTCAATGCCTTAGGTTTACGGCCCATATCGCCTTTAAGATCACCGGCTTCGAATTGATTAACATCGGTAGGGGTTAATAGCATACCGAGACTATCGAGTACAAATAAAACTTTAGGCCTATCTACTTCAGGTAAGGCTTTATATTCCTTTACAAATTCACTAATCATTTTGGCTACATCATCAATCATTGCCATATTAAGTTTTAGTAATTTGTTTTCACTAGTATCAACCCCAAGGGCATGAAGCCAAGCTTCATCTAATGCATTTTCAGTATCAATTAGAACTGTATAGATACCTTTTTCTTGTGCATTTTTAACTAGATTACCCGAACAGATAAAACTCTTACCTGCACCCGATTCTCCTGCAAAAGTTGTAACTTTGCCCAAGGGTACACCTTTGTTAAAGTCCCCACTAATAAGATAATTTAGTGCATAGTTGTTAGTGCTAATCCAGTCAGTTGGATCTTTAAATCCAATACTAATCCCGTCAATACTTTTTGTAATACTTTTTCTAAATTTCGAAACATCGAAGGGTTTTGTTGTCATATCAATTTCCTTTTTTATCGGGACCTAAAGGCTGTTCTTTATGACTTACAACGATATCGGATCGCCCGATAGCAGTTAACCACATATTCAAATGTTTAATAATAGCTGAGTTATCTTTAGGATTATCAAACCTAACATCGATATCAGTTACAGTATCTCCTGTTTGTTCTTCTCGGCTATTGTAGCTCAATGAAAAATTTTCATTTATCTTTAATGATCGTGCCATAATGTTATCCTTTGTTTAAAAATGAGGGCGTAGTTAAACGCCCTCTCTGCAGCATATTATTGTTTCTGACGATTACGAATCATGGCCAAAATATCTTCAGCACGTTGGCTGCTTGGTTTGGCCGATGTAGCCACCGGCTGTACTTCAAATGGTGGTTCATCATCATCTTCTTGAATAGGCTGTGCAGCAGGTTTAGCTGCCGGACGAGCAGCGGGACGAGCAGTTGCTACTGGTTTTTCTGTTGGTTCATCGTCAACATCTACAGCACTGGGTGTTGCTGTAGAATTGCTATAACCCAAAGGTTTGAAATAGCTTGCCCATTTTGGTTGATATAGTTCACCATTAACACTAGCTTCAAACATTTCTTTCATGATTGCTAGTTCAGTATCATCTGGTCGTTTTGGAAGGAAATCTGCCAAATTAAATAGACCATACTTTTCAATTGCATCACGTTCAGCTTGTGTTAGTGCACTTTCTTTCCTAGCCCAAGTGCTAGTATTGTAATCAGCATAACCTGCTTTGCTGATTTTTTTGATATTAAAATCTAATCCAGCATCATAGTCTGTTGGTAGATTTTCTAGTTCAGTATCCATTAGTGCATTTTTAATCAAATTAAAAATTTGGCTACTAATAACGAATCGACGAATTGGATTCTCTGGGATCTTATCATCTGCCAAAGGATTCTCGCGTACAAAACCTTGAAAGAGATAGGATTTTTTCTTCCAATACTTACGACCCATTTCTTCAAGACTTTTATCTTTAAACCAAGTACGAACCTCTGCTAGAATAGGGCAGGGTTGACCCCACATTTCAACGCAAGGGACTGTTACCATAGTTGGTTTGCTATCTGGTTGTCCTTCGATGCCACTAAATGGTAAACGAATCATTGCTCGTTCGATCCAAAAGAAAGTATTCTTTGGATCTGCATCTGGAAGGAAACGAACTCTTGCTACTGTATTTTCTGGAATATTCCAGTGTGCGTAGATGGCGTAATCGCCGACTTGAATGTTACCACTTGAACGATCTGATTGTGCCTGAAGTCTTGCTCTAATTTCTTGTAAACTGGTTGCCATAATGATTTCTCCTTAATATGTGCCATAATTATGTGCCTAGATATACAACACACCGCGCATTGTATAACATATGTATTTAGTCTGTCTAGTAGAAAGATAAAATTCATATGCACAGATAGATTATATCTGATGCAAAGGATAAAAGCAAATTATTTGGCTAAACCGGCTAGTCTTTTCAAAAAAGATAAACCATTGGATTCTTCTAATGGCGGATTGCTATTCAATTCTCTTTCATTAGCACTGGATCCATAGATACCATAGTTATAGTTTTGTACTTCAAACTTTGGCATTTTTGATCCTGGATCTGCATCTGCCAAAAAGTCTTTGGCACGTTCTATTTCTTCTTTACTATCAAGATATATAATACCATCTTGAATGTTAAAGTTAAATTGATTATCTCTTAATATTGCTTCAATTTTTGGATCTACAGTTTCATTATCGATTACACTGTCAGTGTTTTCTTCCATATTTACTTCTAGATCTCTTTGTTGTTTATTAGCTTCATCTGTAGGATTAGTGGGATTGTCTAAATGCTCTGTAATTTCGTTAGCCCACCCTTCAAATTCAGCCAATTCCTGTTGCTTTTTAGCTTTTTTAAATTCTCTATCAACTAGAGGTAATGCAACAGATAGGCGTTCATCAAAAACTTTACGACTAAATCTTTCTTTAAGACCATCTAAGTCTGGGGTATTTTCTTCCACCTGTTCTGGTTGCCATAGATCTTTATATTGTTGATACCCGCGTTGCCCTTTTAGACTGTGT